TCTTCCAAATGAAATTGGAGATAGATAAGTTTTGTTGTTAATATTGTAGTGAAAATACAATTCGATGAAAGGATTATCCTTATTGAATTTGTAAGGTACTAAACGGATTTGAGATTTTCCGTTTGCTGGCTTCCAAATGGAATCAGACTTCTTTGTGTTGTTTTGAAGAGAGCTAAATCTCTTGAGTGCTAATGAAATGTCCATTGCTTTTTAAGTTTTAAGTGTTAATAAATTGTTTTAAGTTTGAAGGTTTTATCGCGATTTCCTTATATCTAAATATAACCTTTTTACTTTTCTTGTAACAAATATACAATAAATTTGTTACATTTCCAAGTTTTATTTTGCCCACTTCCCTCTACTCACTAATTGAGAAATTACGGAGTAAACTGCTAGGTCTTGATAGGTATCTTCGATAGTTTCAGACACTTCATCGGGATGTCCTAATACTACCAATTGCTTTAATCTGTTGATTTTATCGTTCTTTCTGAACCATAGGCCATTCAATGATAATTTAACATCTTCTTTAGTTTGAAGTGATGTACCTACTGAAATATTACCCGGTCCGTAGTTTCTTTGTTTTTTACAAAAAGTAGTATACATTTCATCCAGAATATTTTTAAATTCAAAAGTCATTTCTGGATAAGTTTCTTCACAATATTCGACTGCGGATTGTTCTTTTTTGGTATCTAACATAACTTATTTTTTAAAAGTTTTTTATTTATTTTATTTTTTAATTTGATTCCTAAAGCACACATTTCATACTCCTCATATTCTACGAGGGTTTCGATGTTTTCATCTAATAAATTTATGAATTCTTTACTATCAATTGAAAGTGTAATAACAATCGAATGTTTGATTATTACATGCGCAAAATCAACGCGAGATTTATTGTTTCGAATTCCAAATGAAATTGAATCAATAATTGCTTTAGACATTTCCATTCTATAAGTTTGGAAAACATCTACAGGGTCTTGAACGTAAATTTGAATAGGTTTGAATCTATTTCTTTTCATACTACTAATATATGAAAAAAAAATCAGAATTACAACTCCTCTGTATTAAAACTTTTAAAAACTTTTGTAGGAATTTTTTTATATCCAATTGAAGATGTTGTAATAATACAATTTTTAAATTCATCCCAATCAATCATATACGAACTATCCAATATCCCACCCGTCTTTGATTTAACTACTTCATTGAGTGCGTTGATGGTGTATATTGTATTTGACTGTTTTTTTCTATGAACTAAAATTGTTTTCCAATCGGATGGTATTGCAGAAGAACCTTTTTTAACATTGAATGTAATGTATAGTTCTCCCTCATTTATTTTATTTTCTAATACAAATACGTTTGGGTTTGTAAGTATATACTGATTTAGAACAAATTCTAACGATTTATCTAACTCTTCTTTTATGGTAAAAAGACATAATAACTGTGTATTCATCTATCTTTGCTTTATTAACTTTACCGATAAATATAAAATTACAAACGAAAAGTGATTTTATTTACGACTTTTCCTAGAATCCACTTTAGAAGCAATACATTGACTCAATCCATCTCCTAATTTTTTCTCAACTTTTTTACTTTCACCGGAAGTTCTCCAGCTATCTTCTACCAATGAAACATTCCCATTTGGATTTGTAATTTCAATATATCCAGTAGTTGCATTTATTTTACACTTCTTTAATAGATGTTGATTCAATTGGTCTCTTCCTTCTTTTGAGTTAATATCTCCTTCAAATCCACTTAACTCCGCTAAACATCCTCTAAAATCTTCAGGTCTACTTCCTCTGATACCAGTCACTGCCGATAAATTTTTATCGAAGTTTTCAACCATTAAATCAAAGTGCATTGAATGCATTGCAGTTGCTATGTATGCCGATGTGTGAGGACCATTATTTCCATCCTTATCTGGAAATCCTTTTTCTCTATCAGCTTTAGAAATTTCATTTACCATATCACGATGCACTGCTCCAACTAAATCTTTTTCATCATTTTTATTTTTAACTGCCAACGCAATTGATTCTGAATTAAAATCTATATCAGGATATTTTTGTTTCGTTTTTGTTTCTTGTGCAAATTCACCAACTTTTGTGAGAATTTTACCAAATTTTTTATAAGAAACTTTTTTACCCCTTGCCTCCTCTGATTTCATATATTGTTGAGCAGCTTGTAATAATTCCATATTATTTTTAGGCTTTACATTATTTTGTTGCATCCATTTATTGAATTCTGGTTGTTCTTTTAAAGCATCCATATATGGTTGCATTTCTTCGATTTCGCTAATTTTAACAAAATTTTCATCAATTTTCATAGATGCAAACGCTCTATTAGTAGCCTGTTTTCCATCTGCACATTTATCAATGCCATCTTTTGCAAAAGTTACTACTGCTTCGGATACTTCTGGACCAAACTGTTTTATGATACTAGCTAACATATATTCTGGAGTTGTATTTGCCCACATATCTTTCAAATCATTTTGTTTTTTATTTGTAATGTGTAAGATAGTAGTTCTTCCATTTTTATCTTTACCAATTGCCATAGTATCATGGAATCCTAATTTATCAAATGCTACGATTTCCCTTTCGTAATGTTCAACATCTTCTGCATTTCCAGATTTTTTTGCTTCTTCCAATTTATCTTGTAAGTGTGTCCGAATTGATGCATCTGCTCCACCAGCTTTTGGATTAGATTGAATTATATGATACGGTTGTGATGTATCAATATTACTACCATTTTCAATCTCGTATAAAGTAGCGTGTGCACCATCAAATTCAGCATCAGCCCAGTCTCTGAACGCCTTTTCTTTTTTGGCTTCATCGGGTTGATTAAAACCTTTAGTACCTTTATTATACCAAAGGGAGTTAGGATTGGCTTTTAATCTTTCTAACTCCAAATCACCATATACTTTTCTTTCTGCTAAATATTGTACTGCCTCTTCTGCTGAAACTCCCAATTGTTCTGAAATCGCTTTAACTTTTCTAGCATTTGCTTTTGAGTTTGCAAGAATATTTTTCTTTTCTACTTCAATTGCTTCTTTATTAGTTTCTTTAAATTTAGAATACCCGTCTCCTTTTAAATCATTTGCAGCACGTGTCAATGCCGATTCACCGTATGATGCAACCGAACCACCTGCTCCCGCAATACCTTTATCTCTCAATGCATTTACCTCATCTGATGCTTTAACAAGTTCTGAAAAATCTCCTTTGTTTAAAGATTGTGTAATTTCTTCTTGACGAGGTGTTAATTTTCCAGGTTCAGATTTTGGTTTCGAAGATTTAGTTGGTTTTTTTGATTTTTGTTGTGCGTTCTTTTCAGCACTACTAACACCAATATCTGCTTTTGGTGCAGTTTGTGGTGTATCTGCTTTTGGAGATGGTGTTGATGTATCTTGTGTAGGTAATTCACCACCATTACTCGCTTTCGCTTTCTCTATTTCAGCAGGAGTTGGTTTAACGTGTTTATCTGGATTAAATGTTTTAACGGTGTAAACATTACCGGAATCTTTACCTTTTACAACTTCATCTTCTTTGATAACTCGTTTCGATTTTGAGGTGTATTCCTTTATATACTTAAATACAACAGATGCTCTATCTACGAGTTGTTGAGCAGAATCAATATTTCTTTCTCTTAAAAGTTTTACTAATATTTGTTTATGAGATTCCTTTGTTAAGTCAACAATTCCTACCTTAACTGATAAATCATCTAATGCTTCTTCAAAATCTGGATACATATTTTATTTGTGTTTCTGTATATCTTATAAATATATAAATTATCCTAAATGAACCAAATTATTGTAACTGGTTCCTTCATCAATTCGAACGGGAAACCCACCCTTTTCCATAATGGTCGGTAAAAGTTTTAAAATCCCTTCCCTCTCCATCGGATGTGTATCTATGAGAAACGCATCATAAGTGTATAGAATCAATTTCGATTTCATCCCACTCATTTGGTTTAGGATATCACTCATCTTTTTATAGTTCACTTCCGTTTCGAGGGCTTGTAGGAGATAATTAAATACCTTTTGTTCAGTCCCTCCTTCTATTTTAGTGAAATGAATTTCCCTTCCGTATAGGGGTGTTTTCAGAACTCCGGAGATTACGAACTTTTGGTAAACCTCTTTGATGTATTTATCAACGGTTTGATAAAATGGTATCTCCCTTGCGAACGAATCCAACCCCCCATAGAGATACTTAAAGGTTAGAGCCTTTGCCGTTTCGTAATCCGTTCCATAAAGATTGGCAAGGTGTTGGTGAGCAGTTTCTCCTTTTGGAAATTCATACCCTACGATTTTCGCAATCAAACGGATGTGATACGATTCATAATCAAATTGAAGGAGAGTACCCCCATCAAAACGGCTAACAAAACAATCTCTACTACCATCGGATTTGTTAAGAGCAGAGTAATTTACATTAAGGTGTCTATTGGATGGTCTACCCGTAGTTGTGTATGGATTGTATTTGGTATACACTTTACCCTCATATATGTGATTGGGAGAGAAGCTAAATCTATCAATAAATTTTTCCTCTTCGACTTTCACCCCAGCCCCCTCCATCCTCCCTAACTCTTTTATAGAATCTGAATATATACGATACCAACTCTGTCGATTTTGTATATCAGGGATTGATTTTAAGAGTTCGTACCACTTCATTAGTGGGATACAATCATTCAACTCATTATAATCGGACCTATACCCCTTAAAAAGAGTTTCTGCCCATTCAGAGAAATTAAATGGTTTACCATATTCTTCGAAGTAAACCCATTCATAATCCAACCCGTCTGATTGAATATATCGGTTTCCTAAAACAAGAGTATTTTCGTTACAAAGTTTATGTATTGGAAAAATTGGTAAGGTTGAAGCATCAACATGATTGAAATTTATTATACCATCATCGGTTTCAGTTCGATAATACACAAATGATAGGTGTGTACCAAATTCGTGTGCTTTGGGTGAACCCCACACTGGTATCAATAATCTAATGTTTGGATTAGATTGGACAAAAAAATGTAGGGTATCCCTATTTTCTATTAAGTTCATACCCTACAAATATATAAAATTTATTTCAATAATCCAAGTTATTCTCCCCAATGGTTTTTACGAAGTTCATATACATCGATTGGCTCACGTTTCATGTGATTACCTTGATTAAAGTATGCTCCTTTTTTTAGATATCCACCCAAAAAGTTTCGTCTAAATCTATTTGATTTATTTGGTTCTGAACCATGAATTGTGTGTGAATGAAGTAAAACAACTTCTCCTTTACGAAGGTATCCTTCTACTTTTCTAAAATCATGTCCTTCTGGCATAACACACGGCTTACCTCTTTCGTTTCTCCAAAACTTTGGATTACTCTTTGCTCTTTCCTCATCAATTTCAATAGGTAAGACTGGTAATCTATGTGAACCTTCATAATTCCATACTGCACCATTTTCTGGATCGTGATTATCTAACGCTAAAGCAGTATTGATAATTTCGTTATGTTTGCAACCTGTATAGAATCCATTTTGATGTTGGTCTCTACCCAATTGTCCTGGTGGTTTGAAATATGCCCAAGTTTGTAAGCCTATCAACTCTCCCTCCATCAAAAACTCCATTGCTTCAATCAACTTTGGATGGACAAATAATTTTTCTAATTTTGATGATAATTTGTGTGGATATGCAAATGGGTCCCATTCTCCCCATTCTTCACCATTATCTTTAGTAGTCAATGACCGTTCTTGACGTAATTTTTCTAATTCATTATTAATTTCATCACATTCTTCCTCTGTAAGGAGTTGTAATACGGTCCAACCTCGATATCTCCAATCGAAGGTCATTTGTTGAATTTCTTCTTGTGTAAGATGTTTAAATGCCATAACTATTAATTTGTTCTTTAAGTAAATATACTATAAATATTTTTTATTTCCAAATTTTTAAATAATTTTATGATTTGTAAAATTGTGTTACATTTGGTAAATACAATCCTATATTTTTTAATGTAGTAGATGCAATAAACAAAGATGCTTTATTTGAATCAATGATTCCCTTATCGGTAATATCACCTTTTTCATTATAAACTGCATTCAATGGTCCTGATATTCTCCATCTAACTATTTCAACATTCCAATTTGGATTTTCATTTAATTTTTGAAATGTGTTTAACGAAATTTCATAAACAAATCCGTTTACATCGTTTGCTTTTTGAGCAAAGTATCTATCTATACTCCCAATAGCGTAATCATCTTCAGTTGGAGATGGTACAATCGTACTAGGAATCGATAGTGAATAAAATGTTTTATTTTTAATTAAATCTTTATACATATTAATTGTTTTCTTTAACTTCAATTCTATACCCAGCTACAATTGTAGTTTTCCAACCATTTTCATCTAATCCATGTTTTACATTTGTAATTTGAAAATATCCATTTCTATTGTATATTTCAGGAACACCATCAATGAGAAAATATTCTCCAGCACTCAATCCAGCAATTCCATCGATTGCGAGAGTTATTTCTAAAAATGTTAGAGCAGTAGTTCCTTTTGGTTGCTTTCCTATTGTAGATTGTATTAAACTGGCATCAGTGTAAATTAAATTATTACCAGAAGTTTTACTATCTTTATTTGATTTGAATTTGACAAAATTTTGAGTCAAAACTTCATTCATATTTGTTTTTTCCTTTTCACCGTCTCCTTCTTTATCTTGCTCTGTTACACTTCCTGAAGGGTTTAGAATTTTATTCCATTCTTCTGCTTCTTCAACTAATTTAATTTCAAGAGCATTTATTGAATAATACCCATCTGCATTTTTTGTTCTGTAATTATTAGCCTGTTTATATGCTCTAGTTGTATTTGTTTCTTTTTCTTCAGTTTTATCTTTGTTAGCACTATCTATGGCAAGTTGTGTTGAATATAATGCCTGTGATTGCGCTAATGCATCCAATTCCATATCAAACTGAAATTCTTTTACGATAGAACCCTTTGCACCTATTTTAAATCTATATTTTTCATCGGATGATGTTGATGTAGATGTTGATGTAGATGTTGATACTGATGTTTTTAATTTTCTATCAATTATAGTATTAGTTGAAGAAGCGGATGGAAAATCATCAGGTTTGCCAATTTCTAATTTACATAAACCAAACATAAATTCATTAATCACACCTATTAATCCATTTACAATATCAGCTTGTGCGTATGCTTGTGAATAAATTCGTGCAAATGTATCCCATTTAAAAAATACATTTAATAAATTTCCACTATTGGATGATAATGAAACAGTTTCAGATGGGTCAAATTTACTCGTTAATGTTGTATTTGTAGCTGTTTTTTGATTTGAAATATTAAAACTATATCCATTTATAGGTGAATCTACCGATTCATCTTCTTTAATTATTATTTTTTCTTTGTTATTAGTGTCAGTTACTACTTTTATAGATGGTAATTGTCCTGGTAGTATAAAATCACGTGTGGTTGATATAATAAGTGGTGATGAACTTATTGGTATAATATCCTTACCATCTAATGTGTAAGCTGCCTGTAAATTATTTTCAGATTGTTTATATACTACTATATTATTTAATATTTTCATTAACAGTCTAAATGAAACATATAGGTCTTTACTAAATTTAGTATCTTCCTGCTTTTCGTTTATAACACCCCAGTTAAAAAATTCATTCTTATCATCTTCTTCTTTTATTATGTTTGCAAGTTCTGGTACATTCATATCCGCCGCTACTTTATTTACCCAAGATTGAAATGGTTTTACTTTGGTATCGTTAGAACCCTTGTCTGCTTTTGTGCTTGAATTTGCCTGTTTTACAGGCATCCATAATTGCAATTCATTTCCTGCGGATACTTCTAACATTATATCGTATGTACCATCTTCGGTGGGACTAAATGTATAATTAGTAACCATTCCAGCCATATAATCATACTCATAATTAGTATCTTGTATGGTTTGTAAATATGCTTGTTTTGCTTTTATATATGCGTTTTCTTTATGAGAAAATATATTTAGATAAGCATTTACATAATCATTAAAATTCTTTTTTGCAAATAATTTAGAACCTATTATGTATTTATTAGTTTTATTTTTAATATCAGTGTTCCATCCCCATTCTATTACAACTTTAGTAGCAGGTCTTAAAAAAAACAATTCAAACATTTCCAATTGCTTTAAACTAAATACTTTTATTTGTAATTGTGCAGTCTTTAATGTATTATTATTACCATCAGTATCCAACTCCATTGATGTTATAATTGGAGTAGATATTCTTCTATTTGTTTCATCTACAACTTCTATTGGTTTTCCATTTAAGTCATAACCAACAATTGTTTTGCCAGTTTGGTATAGATTTTTTATATCAGTAGTATTTGCAACCACACATCCACAAAAAGCATTTATATAATCTTTCTGTTTTATTATCTGTTCGGCTGATTTTCCGTTGTTTGTTACTACGGTAGCAGAACTCAACATGATAAATGGTGATAGAGAATTTACATAACTAATATCATTTTCTCTTTCTGTTAATTTTTTTACTATACCCGGTTTTAAAGGGGCTAAAAATGGAAATCCCATAACTTTATTTATTTATTTTTTCTAAATCACTTAATACCGTAGATATATTACCTGGAATTCTTAATTGAGTTCCTGGATTAATAAAAAACGATGCTTCATTTAGATTGTTTGCAACTGCTATTACCCACCACAATGCTTTATCTCCAAAATATTTAGAAGCGAGTATATCCAATCTATCAGATGCTTCTGAAATAATATAAAAATCATTATCAGACGGTTTTATTTTCGGATATATAGTACTACTTATATACTGTTTTTTAGTATCTTTAGTTGATAAGGTTTTGGAATACAAATATCTACTTGCCATTATTCTTTTGTTTCGTTTATTTTGCTTGCATTGGGACTTCCATCAAAATTATATTTGTATTTAGTAATACCACCTGCAGTGGTTTCGGTTTTATGATTTTCAATAATTTTCATACCAATTTGTACATCTATTACAGATGGATATAAGGTATTGGCAAGATTTGATAAAAGACCGCTGAATGCAGTACTTCCAGACGTACCACCATTAGGGTTACTATTAGGCCATACGGTATTGTCATCTATTTCAAATGATAAACTTTCTATATACCCATATACATTTTTATACATATCACCAATTGTTAAGTAAATTAAATTTGGAGAAAATGCGTATTGTGATGTTTGAGTATCTCCTCCGTATTTCATTTCTGAAATTTCTTCATAAGGAAATGCCAATGATTTAAGATAATTTACCTTTTTTATCATTACACCTTTTTCTTTAACGGTTGTGTAATATAATTTTAAAGTAAATTGTAAAGTGCGTTCCACTCCCAAATATCTATTCACTTTAAATGGTGAACCTAAATATCTAAAATTTGTCCATTCTGGACTTATATTTTCAGATAATCCTGTTACAGCTCCTGCAAATGGAATTATTGATTTGTTTCCTTCTTTTCTGAATAATACCCAAATTTGATTTACATCTCTATGATTCAGTATATCAGTAGTTAATTTTGATTCATCATCATATTTTTCCGTTTGGTTGATAAAATTATTTGCACCATCCCATCCAGCTTTTTCAACTGGATTTCTCTCTTCGGTTTTAACTTCTATTGAAAATAAATCAGTAATGGTTTTATCTCCTACTGTAGTGTTGTTGTAAATTTGTTTATACTTTGAAAATTTTGTATCTTCTCCCATAGTTTTACCTCCCAGTTGAGTTCTTCCAAATTGGGGTGCAAATCCTTGAGGTTTTCCATTATTTCCTTTTAATTTTGTTGCTAATTTTTTTAAATCTTTTGCTGAACCAAATTTGTTTAATCCTTGTTGTACCACTAAAGCTGCAGCGGATGCAGGAGATTGTCCATCCAATAATCTCTTAATAATTGAATTGGGTGCAGGTGTATCTTTTACATAATATGCTCTATCAGCATCTACTGCGTTTCTTAATTGAGCTTGAGTTAATGCAATGAGTGTTAATGGTTTCGCAAAAGGAGCTTCACTTCTGAATATAGTATCTGATGGTCTATTTGCAAACCCACCTAAAGCACCTCCAACTTGATTTCCAATTGCATCTGCTACCTTACTAGGAGATGATGTTAATAATGCGGCACTACGGGCTACATCAATAAATCCTTTACTTTCAATTCGGATTTCTCCTAATTTTCCATAAAGGTCTTTTTTCTGTGATTTGAAAAGGTCTCTAATTTGTGCCATCTATAGTTCCGTATTTACTATAAATATCTCTAATGTAAATTTATAGGAATTATTAAGTTCTAGCTACTCCGTAAGTCTTGTTATTAATATCAAATAGTTTTTTGCTCAAAACTTTACCATCCAATGAAAATTCTTTGCCCGCAGCAGTAGTGGTTGCCCATGCTATTTCTTCTAATAATGCAGCACTAGCTCCAAGTAACGCTACCATTTTGCTTTGTGCATTTCCAGTATATGTCATCTCTTTCTCCATTGCAGCTTGGTGTGCAGCGGATTCTTTTGCTACTTTGGTATTCGCAGTGGTAGCCACTACAACTTCTTTATTAGCTTCTACTGCTGCTGCTTTTTGTTGTTCAACTGCTACTGATTTTTGAACAAGACCTTTTTCCTCGGCCATTTTTTCTAATGGTGTACCCTTAACTGCCTCACTTATATCCGGTAAATCCATTTTACCCAACCCTAGTTGCTCTCCTATCCAAGAATCAGCTATACCATTCCAAAATGTTGCAAATGCAAAATGAAGCATTGTGAATGCATCTTTAAATGGAGAAAATATACCAGATAGCATATCCAAAAATCCGTTTGACAACGTATCCCACGCTCCTTGAAAATCTCCACTTAACAATTGACCAAATGCACCTACTATATCAAATAAAAATCCAAATATAGAAAGTAAAGCAGTGAAAGGTTGCATTAATGTAGTACCAACATATTCGGCCATCATTGAGAATATAGACCCCAGTCCTTCATCAAATCCAATTGATTTTAAAAAATTATCCACATTCTCAATTACAGGCCTGAACGCATCACCTATGGCAGAAAATTTCTCACCAACACTATCCCACAATTTGCCAAAGTTTTCAGATACACCTGGTGCGTAATCATTTATCCATCCACCCAACGTATCTCCCAAAAATCCACCAACCATCATACCCAATGGTCCACCAAATGCAGCTCCCAATGCTGCTCCACCTGCTGCTAATCCACCTTGTAAAAGAGCAGCACCGGCTGCTTCACCCGTTGAACCACCTTCTTCTTTTTTCTCCATAAAAGCCATACCACCAGAAAGTAATCCACCTGCTGCGCTACCACCTACTTTGGCCACCTTTGACATTGGACCTGTCAAACTTTTCATAATTCCACCACCTCCGGCGCCGCCAGTTCCACCTCCACCTGGCATCATCTTTTTAAAAATATCCGGTAAAAAGTTACCAAGCATTCCTCCAAGACCCGCAGCTATTGCTCCACCTAAATTTTCGCTAAACATTCTTTCTATATCCAATTGAGCCAAATCGGTTAGATATTGCTTATATGCATCAGAACTTTTAAGAGTAACATCTTTTATTGCAGATAAAGCAGCATCTTGAACTGCTTTTTGTCCAGAAATCAGTGCTTCTTGAGTTGCCAATGCAGCTGCTGAATTTTGTTTTAATGCTAAAAAGGCCTCATTCGATGCTTTGGCACTTTTTTCTTCCAACGTACCCACTGTTCCAACTCCTTCTTGGAATCCAGGAGTTGCTATTTTTTTTAATGTATTTAAATCCATTCCACCAGTTGCTTGTTGCAATTGTTGTTGTTGGAACATATTCATTTGGGAAGGGTCTAATCCTTGAGCCCGTAATGATTCCAATGCACCTTCGGTATCACCACTTGCAAATTTAGCTCTAACTTGAGATAAATCTACATTCTTACCCAACATCGCTGATAAACTCATTTCGGCTTTGATACTATCTTTATAGTTCAACACCATATCTTGCCCAGCTTTAGCTACTTCATTGAAACTAACACCTAATGATTTTGCATAAACTACTTGTCTAGCTAATGCGTTACCACTTTGTATTTGATAACTTAATGCCATTTCAGATGCAGATGCAACTTCATTCATTATATCACCAACATTTAATCCAGCCTGGTCTGCCATTGCTCTAGTACCTTCCGCCATATTTAATGCAGTACCAGCCGATACTCCATCTAATAATTTAAATGCCTGTTGTACGTTTGCAAGATTATCAACCGATATACCACTTCTTTCAGAAAATATAGCCATATCGGCTGCTAATTTTGTAGAACCACTACCAGATTTCGATGCTGCAGCGGTAGCGGTTGCAATTGTTTCCGCTGATATTCCTGCTAATTGTAATTGAGATGCAGCGTATCCTACACTACCCAATCCTTTACCAAAAAGTGCGGTTTTTGATGCTGCGTTAAATTGAGCAGCCATACTTTGTAATTGGAAGCCAAAATCCGAAGCGGCTTGTTCTGCGGCAAATGCTAATTCATTTTGAGCTGTAGCTACAGCAAATGCACCATCAATTTGAGCTTGTTTTACATCATTTGCTGATTTAACACTAGCTTTGGTTCCAGCCCCAAAATAATCATACGCCAATTTTCCAGCTGCTGCTCCTAATGCAGCCAATGCTGCTTTACCCAATTTACCCTCATTAACAATCCCTCCTAACGCATTACTAAATTCTTTAGCCAACGGAATACCACTACTTCCTAATTGGTCTATTGCTCCATTCATAGTATCTAATGCTGCGGTACTTCTTTCTGCAGCGTTTACAAAGGATTCCACTTCCGCCCTACCCTCTATAAATGTCTTTACCAAATCTTTACCCGCTTGAGTACTGGTATCTATTGCAGATAATAGGTCATCAAATGATTTTACAGATTGTTTTACTATCTCATTATATTCTTGTTGTGATATTCTACCATTTTGTAAATTACTAGCTGCAGTTGCTATTGAAGTATTCATTTCAGCGTATGCTTTACCCGCTGCATCGATATGTTTTAGTTGTCTATCATCAAACGTACCTGATTCAACTGCAGCTGCTACACTTCTTAATGTATTTTTTGCAGCATCTAATTTAGTATTAAATGTGTTTTGTAAAGCGGAATTGTTTTGGAGTGTATTTCCGATACTAGATAATGTATCATCTATGGAATCAAAATTTGTTAAATTCTCCTTTGTTAGTTTTTTGAGAGAATTTAAAACAGCCAACTCTTCACGATTTGCTCGGAGAATTAATTCGTGCTGCGCTATTCTACTTTCTAAATTTGTCCTTTCTTCTCCAGACGCAGTAGCGGCAGCTCTATTCATTTCGAGAATACGAGCATTAACGAGTTCGATTTCTCGAAGTAACGCTAATCTATCCTGTTGGTCCTGATTGGGTGTTGACATTTAATATATAAATTACTTTATACCGTATTTTTTTTGAAAATCATCAAGATGTTTAGTATCTCCTCCTCCATACTTCATCATCATGTGCCTATTCCAATCAGTACTTTTAGAAATTTTATCATCATAATCTTTCCAAATATCCGCAAGTTCTGGACTTTTATCTCTTAATGATGATAACCACTCACTTTCTTTTCCATCGGATTTAGCTCGAAAAAAACTTTTGAAAAATCCCATTAAACCGGCTTCTGTTATTTTTATTTTTTTAGACATGATAGTTCTATTATTTATTCTTATATAAATATCATCTTCTTCTTATTTTAGAAGAATTATTTGATTGAGATTTACTTGTAGCTTTATTCATTGCTTCACTTTCACTTTCTTTTGCTTTCAATAATTCTCTCCAATAGAACTCCCGTAATTTAATGGGCATAAAATATACATCATGCCAATTAAATCCACCATTAGCATAATAAACCATTTGAAATAGTTTTTGATGTAATACTATGGAATAATTACTCGGAAGGGTAAAAAAAGTCGACCCCGAATGGGATACGAAGAACCTCCTTTTCTCCTGTAAAAGGTGATTCGTAATCAAATTTTAAATCTAAATCTGGACTAATTTTACCAATCTCTTTTCTCAATGTTTTGGAATCTCCTGCTAATAATCTATTTGTAACAAAGTTACTAATATATCCTAAATCCCTATTACCATCTACTTCTGTAATAATTCTTCTGTATCTGGATGTGATTTCATTACTTCCCTTTGTAGTTTTTTGTAAAGCTTCTATATCTTTATTTATTGCAAGTTCATCACCATGTGTTAATAATCTAAACTTTATAGGAGTTTTAGAAATAGGTAACGTATAATCATATTCATTATGTCTTGATAGTAAACTTTCGTCAATTTCTTTGATTTGAATTTTTAATAAATCTACTACTACCTTTACAGGTTCATTTTCGTTAGGGTCATTAATTGTAACTTCATATTCAGGTCCGAACGCTAACACTCTGGATGATATCAAAATAGCATTTTTATCACCTATTAATAAATCATGTACATTTACTCCAGGTTCAACTACTACTGATTCTAAAAGTTTATCTAAATGTATTCCTTTTTTAACTAAATTAGGAGAAGTAAGGATATCCTCTTCCTTTGCCGTCATTAATTTAATCGTAATTTCTCCTTTAGCCAATGGGGATGATTCTGGATAACACAATCCTTTAGATGGTAAACTGATAACCTCCGTTGGGAATGGATAATTTTTTTGCTCATGAGAAGGCGTTGCACCTAATCCTCTAGTAACCTGTTGTTCTACGTTTTGTTGTTCCATAAATAATAACATTTTGTTTAATTATAAGTATATATAAAACAAAAAAATGGAATGTATTTCTACACTCCATTTTAGTTATTTTAAAGTTTACAATTAAAGATTAGTATTCAAGAATTGCGTAATCATAAGTTAAAGTTAATTCTATCGATAGTGGGTCGTTTGAAGCCCAATCCAATTCACCAAAGTTTGCCGAAGTAATGAATGCTCCTTTAAGAGTCCATTGTTCTACTTTATCACCAACTGGACCTAATAAGAAGAAATTGATATCTTTCTTATAAAAAGCTGCATACCCATCTCTACCTGTCAATGATTCATGTGAACTTCTAACCCACTCCATAACTTGTTGTGCTCCAGATGGAACAATTGGGTCATAAAGAGATATAGTTATATCATCCCAAGTTGATTTTCCCTTTATCTTACGCTTTACGTTGATATGGTCTAATTCAACTATTTCCGAAGTAAATGTTGGTCTACTTGCAGTTTTGATGATGTATGATTCAATACCATTGATTTCCATAATAAATCTATTCCCCAATTTGGGTTCAAAATTTCTGTAGAACATCTTGTCAAACTCTAATATTTCTGGCATTTGTGTATATATTTAATGTTTATTACTTATAAATATTGTTTTTTAAAATTATCCGCTAAAACTTGCTCCAGTTGGTAAAATGTTGAAATCAATTTGAATGAATTCAGCAGTTTTAGTTGGTTGTAAGAAGATAGCTCCTGCTAATATGTTTCTATCAATCACATCAGGTGTGTTGTTAGTATCATCCATTACAACTCTGAATGCGTAAAGTCCTTGTCTTTGTTGGATACTATCCAAATATGGATTAACGATGTTTAAGAATCGATTTCTAGTTTCAGAAGTATTTTGTTCAAACACTAAATATCTAGATGAAGATGCAATAAACTTTCTAACAGTCAACAACAATCTTCTTACGTTGATTCTATCCAATGCAGATGGTCTATCTTGCAATGTTTTTTGTCCGAATACTACGATACCTTGTCCAGGGAACTGAACG